TCACTTCCTGTCATTCAGTTCCCGTTCGATTTCATCGATGGTATTTTGAGCGCTGCGGTAGTCCCGTTGTGTGTCCCGTTCTTCTTTGCGTCTTAAATAGTCAATAGCTTTGATCACAAAGAAGATTACAGCGGCCGCAAGCAAAATACGTATCAGTACAGCGGCCACGATCCATAAATTTACGATAAAACCGCCCATAAACTTTCTCCTTTGAGGTGTTTTTATGAATTATATCTTACAAAAAGCGAATTGTAAAGCCCTCATTGTTGCTCTGTTTGTTTTTGTGGGTGCGCTTCTTTCAATTCGGTCGGCTTATGCGTATGACCGTGTGTATATTTACACCAGTGGTACGTTTAATCTGGAAAACACTTTTATCCCCAGTCTTACATCTATCAAGCAGTCTTATGTCTTGGATGTTTCGCCTCGCTCATCCCTGTCCAACTCGGTCACAATCTCTTATGATAGCTTGTCAGACTTGGTGTATTACTGTAATGAACACGGTTTATCTACGTCATTGGCTTATAACAATTCCGTCGATCGTTATGTTGCCTTTGTTTCGGATCGTGAGTTTAAGATTTCAGCGCTTAGTACAGTGTCTATTGTGGGGTGCCTGGGCAACTCGGACGGAAAGGTATATGTGGCCGAAAAGCCTAAGCAGGATGTAAATATCACTATTACTACACCCACCAATCCCGATTACACAGACCGGCTCATCAATATAGCATCTAATCTGGACTTTCTTCCCATCATCGCGGAGTTAAACGTTCTGATCGCGGATAATCAGATCCTGCTCATGGATTATATCAAGCTTGCTATCGAAAGCATCTGGGACTTTGAAAACTCCATGATCAATCATATTGATGATTTCAATACCGCCGTTAATAACCGCCTTACCTACATTGGTGCTAAAACGTCCTCTATTGATAGTCTCCTGTCCTCGGTGATCAATAACGGTATCGTTCAGGTAAATACGACCTCTCTTGACGTGAAGCTCGCCCAGCTGCTCGGTATGTATGCGGAGGTCAACAGCGTGGAGCAGACCACGGTCTCTGCTGCCGGTAATATGATCACCATCACCAACGCTATAGGCGGCGAGCTGCAAGACCTCATGTTCTGGGGTGATACCGATTATAAGCTCCATTGGGCTGAGCGTATTTGGTACACCCTCAATTCCACCAATGGCTATATTGACGCTCCTGACGGTGAGTATATCGGCTTGCGCGGTGCATTTCTCGGTACCAGCGTCCCCGAAGCCGTTTCCTCTGACCCTATGCTCTCTGCCGGTGTCTGGCAGAACAGCAACGGCACGTATATCCTCAGCGACACCTATGATGCGGCTACCGGCGTGTATGTAAAGCGTGTCGATTTCAACGATGAAAACCAGCTTGTCCCCCTGGCCTCGGCCGAAACTACGACATACTCGCCGCACACGGTTATCATCCCTGCCGGTGACAGTTCTTTTAGTGCCGGTTTCCGTCTGCGTGTCACTTTCAAGTATGATCAGCTGGGCGGCGTGACTAAGACAGCGGATATTATCTCTGCTATCCAGTCCATCCCGGCCTACGATGACAGCGCCCTTGTTTCCGCTGTAACTACCATCAGCAACCAGATCACAGAGCAGTTCGGAGAGTATGACAGTGCTTATGCGTTCCCGAATGTACTGCATGGCGAAACGTCCACGCAAAAGCTGTATGGCGTTCTTCCTTCCTCTTTCTCCGAGGTTCCCGATAACAGCGATCTCTTGTATTCCTCGTCCAGTTCCATTCAGGTGTATGGCAGCCTCATTGAAACATCCACAGAGGGAAGCCCTGATTATTACTATGAAAAATGCGTCCCCGGGTATCAGTCTGTTGGTAGTATGAATGCTCTGGGATATTCCTTCACCATTATTAAAGGCACAGATGCTCCAGCCGCCAATTCGTTTATATATACGACCATGCCGGTTTCTTTCTCTGTTACGGATTTGGCGGGCACGGTTCACTCCTTTGAGTCCTCATTCTCGTTTAGGTGTTCTAAGAATGTCGCATACGCTACTTGTTCTGCCTTTGTGTATCCATCATGGGATAGCAGCGGAACTTGGAAGGGATGGTATGCTTACTATAAGCCCAACTTTATTTCGAGCTCTCGAGGTTTTTTGCTTACCACGGATGGTGAGCCTACGGTACGTCTTTTGACTTCTCTCCCTGACACTGACCGGTACTACATTTACAGTAAGACGTCTGAGGCTGTCCCTGTGGTGTACGCCTCCCGTTTCACCGGTTTCCTGCAAGCCCAGGCAGACCGCCTCGTCAATGCTATCGCAACAGGCGGTGTGGCCGGTTCCGGTACCCTCGCGGTCGATCTGGCTCCTATCATTACCCGGCTGCAGGCGGTGACCGGGCGCATGGATGATATCCTTGCGCAGCTGCAAAGCACCTCCGGCTCCGCCACCTGTGAGCACACCTATTCCCAGCACATGGAACAGGAGGCCACCTGTATTTTGCCCGGCCTGATGATCTCCACCTGCTCCAAGTGCGGCGACAGCTACTCGGAGATCATCGACCCGCTGGGCCACGATTGGCAGTGTATAAGCCATGTGGAGGCTGTCACCGACCCGGACACCGGCGAGGAGACTTCTTCGGCCTATGATATCTACACCTGTTCCCGCTGCGGTGATACCTACGAGGATCACGCGGGCACCGGCGCACCTGACGAGGATTACAGCAATACCACCATCTCCCAACTGGTGGTCAAGGTGTTCTCCAAGCTGGGTACCTTCGCCGGGAAGCTGCTGGGCAGCGTGGTACATCTCTTTGACAAGGCCGTCAATGCTGTGGATGATCTGGCGTCCAAATTCAACGACTATGTAGAGCAGATAAAGGGCTTCGGCGAGAATTACCCCATCTGGCTTTCCGGCTTCTGGGGCATCATCCCGGCTGAGCTGCAGGTCGCTCTGACCTTCGCCGTTATCTGTATGGCGCTGGGTGTTGTGGGCAAGAAGCTGTTCTTCTCGTAACACAAACCGGCGCAGCTGCAGCGTCGATCAGAGCTCGCAGCGGATCTATTTTGTGTTACAGGAGGTTTCCCCATGTCTGTTCTTCTTGAGCCGCTGCGGGCGCTGCTGAATATGATCACCAGCCTGATCAACGGCCTGATCGTCGGCGCTCTGCACTTCATTCTGAATCTGCTGGACGGTCTGGATGATATAGACAGCCTGCTGGATCATACAATCGATGCCATATCCAACTTCTTTACGGCGTTCCTGAATCTGGGCAGCAGCCTGTTTCCGTTCCTGCCCTCCGAGTGGACGGCCATTATTGAAGCGTCCCTGATCGTGCTGGTCATCGGCGTCATCATCAAAAGGAGGGTGTTCTGATGCAAAGCCTTGGGCAAGTCCTTACATCGTGTCTGGAACTCCTGCAAACGGAGTTCGCCATTGATGGACTAACATTCTCATGGTGGAAGATACTGCTCTGGACAATTGTGGCCGGTGCGGTGATCTGCCTGATCGTAAAATGGAGTGATGATAAATGAGATACATACAGATGCTTTCCGGCGTCCTGGCGCTGCTCCTGATCCTCACGGCGACCGCCTACGCTGCGCCGACAGCGGAGGATATTCCAGAGTGGGCGCTCAGACCGGCTCTTGAAGCGGACGAGGAGCCGGAGGATGACACCACGACCAGACCTCCTACCACCATCTATGACACGGACGGCTCCATCCTCTATACCGATGATCCGGCGCTGCTGAATGGGGGCGATATCTCTCCGGCCACGCTGCCCTATACGGTGGATTCCGCTGAGCTGTTTCTCACGAAGCCCTTTGACACCTACACCGTCACCGAGGGCTTTCTGCTGCTGGGTCTTGTGCTCGGCTTTATCCTTCTTCTTTGGAAACTGGTAAAGGGGGTGTTCTGATGGCGTCTGTTGTAGCTGAGTTCTTCCAGATCACCGGGGTGGATATCACGCCGCCCACCACCATGGCCGAGCTGATCCCCTATCTGCTGACCGTGTTCGTGGCCATTGTTCTGGTGATCTCCGTATTCCGTATCGTGGCAGCGATTGCCGCCGCGCTGGTCAACTGGCGGAGGTTCTGATGGTTCTTCTGATACTTATCGGCCTTGCTCTGGTACTGGCCTTCTGTCCCACCATCCGCTGTGCGTTCTTCCATCCGGTGAAGCTGGTTCGCTATGGCGTCACCGATCTGTACGCATACATCAAGTACCGCCGCTGGAACGAGTGCAAGACCGGCGAGCTGGTGGCCTACGTGGGACTGTTCGGCAAGGGCAAGACCCTGTCCGCCGTCCACAAGGTCGTGTCCATGTACGAACAGTATGACGGCCAGATGATCTGGGACAAAGATCGTGCTATGTGGGTAGAGCAGCGGGTCAAGGTGCTGTCCAATGTAGCGTTGTCCATCCCCTATGAGGACTTCGTGTCCCTCCAACAGGTGGTCTACTGTGCTGAGAAGAACGGCCAGTATGATAAGGAGCATGACACCCTCACCGTTACGCTGGTGCTGGGTGATGAGTTCAGTGTCCAGATGAACAGCCGGAATTTCAAGAGCAACATCGATCCGCTGTTTCTCAATACCCTGCTGACCTGCCGCCATTACCACATTTCCATGTACTACACTGCCCAGCGCTTCGGCCATGTGGACGCGCTGCTTCGTCAGGTGACAAGCTGCGTGGTGGATTGTGATAAGCTGTGGCGCTTCCAGCGTCAGAACCTCTACGACGCATGGGAGATGGAGAACGCCACCAATACCCAGCTGCTCACACCGCTTACCCGCCGCTGCTGGTTCGTGACCAACAAGGACTATGCGGCATACGACACGCTGGCCTGTGTGGGCAATCTGCAAAAGTCCTTCAAGGAGGGCGATATGCTGTCTGAGGAGGAGATACTCTCCCTGCGCCGGAACGAGCAGCAGGCCAATATGGACGGTGTGGTCAAGCCCTCCCGGAAGTGGCGGAGAAGTCAGAAAAAGATACGCAAGTGATGTAACACGTCCTGGTCCTGCTGCGGCGCCCATCCAAGCCGGCTGCAGCTGCACAATGTGTTACAGCGGGGCCCCGCGCCAAGGCTTCAGCCGCGCGGGGCCCCTGCCTATGCTGCGGCTTCATCGGGTGTCTGCCAACCTAACACTCTGCGCGGATACCGGTTCATCCAATCCTGCACCCGCTGTACCTCTGCCGGAGATACCTCGTCGAAGTTGGTGCCTTTGGGGAAGAAGCGGCGTATCATGCGGTTGTGGTTCTCCACGCTGCCTTTCTCCCATGCGGAGTAGCTGTGACAGTAGTAGATGTCAAAGCGGCTGCTCTTGCTCCGGCAGCTCTTGACCAGCTTGTCATACTCCATGAACTCGCTGCCGTTGTCGGTGGTGATAGACCGGAACTTCTGCCGGAAGCCCGGCGTCTTACGCTCCATTCGGTCTATGGCCCTGCGTATGGTCTCCGCCCGTCTGTCCGGCAGCTTGACGATGATCTCCTGTCTGCTCAGTCGCTCCGTCAGTGTGAGAAGTACACTTCTTCCATTCTGACCGCTGACCACCAAGTCCATTTCCCAATGTCCATACTCTTCGCGTCGGTCAATGTGCGCCGGTCTGACCTCTATGCTGGGCAGCTTCGGGTGTACTACCCGCTGCTCCTTGTCCTCGGTTTTCTTGGGCCGCTTCTTCCACTTCTCCCATAGGTGCCGGTTGCCCAACTTGTAGAACACCCGCTTGTCGATGTAGCTGTACAGGGTGCTGACGCATATCCTTGTAGCAAAAGGGTACTTCCGTGCCGCTGCCAGAGCAGCAGCCGGGGAGTACCTGTCCACGATGATCTTGTGCTCGATGTAGGCAGCAAAGGCGTGGTCACTGCCGATCTTCAGCGGCCTGCCTTTTGCCATCTGATTGTAGTCGTGTATCTGCTGCCCCTTGTCTGCCGAGTACCGCAGCTTGTCATAGTAGCCGTAGTTATGGAGATACTGTCCGCGCCGTATCTCGTTGTAGACCGTCTGGCGGCAGCAGCCCAGCTTCCGGGCGATGTAGCTGACCGGCTTCTTCTCGTCCAGCAGCGTCTGCAGGATGATGCGTTCCTCTTTCGTCATGTAGTGTCCCATGAGAGCCTCCCTTATGTTTCAGGATAGTTCGTGGTCTTTCAATGATTGTAACACAAATTCGCCGACGTCGCCGGGGCTGCTGCAGCAATCTTGTGTTACGCCGCGCCCCGCGTCCCCATGATATGAAATTGCGTCAGCATGGCCGGCGAAGCTGGCCATGTTGGTTACCCAACGCAGGGAAACACCCCCCCCTCAAAACTGCCCCCCACGGCGCCCCCCCCCGACAAAAAACAGCCACC